AACAAATTGAACAACTTATTGCAAAACAGGCAGAGCTTGAAGAAAAACTAAAAGCTCAACAAAAAAATGCAGAAACTTCTTTTACTAAGAATTTTGAAACGACTGAAGAGCAAATTAAAAGTCGTATTGAAATGGCAAAAGATGTTTACAAACAGGCACTAGAGTCAGGAGACTCAGCCTTAATTGTTAATGCACAGGAAAATTTAAATAATGCTCAAAATGATGCTAATGCTTTAAAAATTGCAAAGCAACAATATGAGTCACAAAGACCTGTTATTACTGAAGAAAATCAAAAGGTTGCACCTGCACAACAGCAACCACAACAAAATGTTAAGTATGATAAACTTGCATTAGAGTGGGCAGGTAAAAACTCTTGGTTTGGTAAAGACCAAGTAATGACTACATTAGCTTTGGAACTAGACCAAACATTAAAAGGTGAGGGTTATGACCCTTCTGAAGAAGATTTCTATAATGAAATAGATAATAGGCTTCGTCAACAATATCCTGATAGGTTTGGAGTTGACACTCGTCAGCAGGAAACGACATCTCCTGCTCAAGTTGTCGGAGGAGCATCACGCACTCCTTCATCCTCAAAAGGTAAGAAAGTTAAATTATCAAAAGAAGATATGAGACTTGCTGAAAAATGGGGAATACCTCTTGAACAATATGCTGCAGAAAAGCTAAAGGTTGAAAAATCTGAAGGCGATTATACTACAGTTTACAATAGATAGTGTGGAGAAATTAAAATGACACGAACAAGTACAATGGCAAAATCACGTAATATTGAAAGTCGTGAACTCAATAATAGAGAACAAGATATGGAATTTAGAGAACCTAATATGCTTGAGATTCCTGAATCTGTTACTAATCGTTTTAAAAACGAGGGCATGGCTCTTCGTTGGATACGTATAAATCTTCGTGGACAAGACGATTATACAAATGTTGGCAAACGAGTACAAGAAGGTTGGCAATTTGTAGCTATTAATGAAGTTCCTGAAATTCAACATACATCTTTCGTGAGAGATGAAGGTCGGTATACTGGTGCAGTCTGTCGTGGAGACTTAGCATTAGCAAAAATGCCATTAGCAAAAGCAGAAAATCGACAAAAATATTACGAGGAGCAAAGCTCAAATATGGTTGATGCAGTTAATCAACAATTAATGAGTGGTAATAATTCTCGTATGCCTATTAGAAATAATAGTAAAAGTCAAGTTACTAAGGGTAAGACACCAAGATTTCAAGATTAATCTAGTGTAATAATCTTAGTAAGTAGTTAATTTTAATTTAAGGGAGAAAAACGAATGACTACAAGCGCAGCTCCGTTTGGCTTCTCACCATCTCGTAAACGAGGTAATAATCCTAATGCGATTGGAACTAATGAATATCCGATAGCTTCAGGTTATGCAGCAAATATTTTTACAGGAGACTTAGTAAGAATAAATGCAGGTAATTTGCAAGTTGTTACTGATGTTAATGAAGTAGTTCAAGGTGTATTTATGGGTTGTAGATATGTTGAGAATGGCGAACAAAAATTTAAATCTTTCTATCCTTCAGGTACATCAACTACTGATGCATTTGGGATAGTATCTGATGACCCAAATCAAGTCTATGAAGTACAGGCAGATGCGTCTGTTACTGCAGGAGACTTGTATGGTTCTCAAAACTTTGCAGTTGCTCTAGGAACAGCAGGTTCTACATTTACAGGTAAATCTGGACAAGCTTTAGATGCTTCGACTAGAACAGGTACAGGCATTGCAATGTGTCGTGCATTGAATCCTGTAGATGAGCCGGGTAACCAAGTAGACGTTGCTACTGAACGAGCATTTTTAAAATTAAATGTAAGATTAGTTCAGCATACTGATAATTTCTTGACACCTATAGTAAGTGCTCCTGCAACTATAACTGACTATTTATTAGGTTAAGGGAGGAATAAACTATGGCGATAAATAGAGCTAGTATCTCAAAAGAACTTCTTCCCGGACTTAATGCAGTTTTTGGCATGGAGTATGGAGAAGTTGCTGATGAGCATAAGCCTTTGTTTGAGACAGAAAACTCAGATAGGGCATTTGAAGAAGAAGTATTATTTACAGGTTTCGGTACTGCACCAATTAAAGCAGAAGGTGCCGCAGTTTCCTTTGATGATGCTCAAGAGTCTTTCACTTCAAGATATACGCATGAGACAGTTGCACTGGCTTTTGCAATTACTGAAGAAGCAATGGAAGACAACCTTTATGATACATTTGCAAAATTAAGAGCAAAAGGATTAGCAAGAGCAATGGCTAATACTAAGCAGGTTAAAGCTGCAGATGTGTTTAATAATGGTTTTAATTCAGCTTTTGCAGGTGGTGATGGTCAGCAGTTATTTTCTGCATCTCATCCTACAATAGGTGATGGTAACCAATCAAATACTTTAGGTGCAACTGACTTGTCAGAAGCTTCTTTAGAATCTGCATTGATTACTATTTCTAAAGCAAAAGATGATAGAGGTATATTAATAGGTCTTCAGACTCAGTCATTACATATACCTTCAGACTTGGCATTTACTGCAGACCAAATTCTGAATAGTACAATGTCAACAACTATCGGAGTTAATCCAAATACTGCTGCAAATGGTGCAACAAATGTTAACGACATTAACTCAATCAGAAATCAGGGCATGGTTCCGGGTGGATTTTTTGTAAATAGAAGATTTACCGATACTAATGCATGGTTCTTAAAAACTGATTGTCCTAATGGAGCTAAAATGTTTGTACGTTCACCATTACAGACAAAGATGGAGCCAGACTTCGATACAGGTAATGTAAGATTTAAAGCTAGAGAAAGATATAGCTTTGGATTTTCCGACTGGAGAAGTTACTATGGAGCTTCAGGTTCATCCTAATAGATGACTGTAAGTCAATAACTTAAAAAAAAGGGAGGGATAGTCTTTGCATCCTTCCCTATTTTTTTGTATAATAAATATATTAAGGAGAATTACATGGGAACGAATATAAGAGTCGGAGCAGTTACAGGTAGTGGAGCAGTATTAGATACTCTTTCAAGTGTAACTGTTGCAGATACAAGAGTAAGAAGTATTTACTATAGTGGTGTTGGAACATTTCTTATTACAGGAAGTCAAACAGATGAAAATGGAAGTACTTCAGGAAGTAATATAAAATTTGTTGGAACTACTGCAGTGGATGCAGGAGATATTTATATACCTGATAATGGTGTAAGAATGATAGGACCTGTTAAGGTTTCTGCTCCAACATCAGCATCAACAGTAACATTGTTCTATGGCTAATTACACATACTTAGTAAATGATATAATAGAAACTACAGAGAATGATAACTCTGACTTTGCTAGTGCTATACCTAAATTTGTTAATAGAGCAGAGCTAAGACTTACTAAAGACTTAGATGATTATGGTTTAGTTACTTATACTTCAGTTGCAGTTTCAAGTGGTAAGAATATTATTAATCTTCCTGCAGGAACAAGAATATTAAAAAACTTTAATATTAATAATGCAGGTACAAAAATAAATTTACTACAAAGAACTGATGAGTTTTTAAATGATTATTGGAATGTAAGTGCAAGTACAGGAACACCACGATATTATGCACGTAGGAATAATACAACTGTATTAATTGCACCTACTGCTGTATCAACTGTTGATGGAATGGTTGTACATATATCAAGACCTACAACATTAAGTTCTGCATCAGATATAAATTATTTTTCAGACTTTTGTTATAATGCCTTATATAATGCATCTATGGTAGAAGCTTTATTATTTATGAAAAACTATGAAGTAATTACTATATATGAATCAAGATATAAAGAGGAAGTTCAAGCTCTTCGTAATCAAGCAAGAAGAACTAGAAGAGATGATATGGAAGCACCTGCAAGTCCTGCAGGAGGTGATAATACAATACTAGGAGGATTATAACATGAAAAATCCATTAAAGATGAAAAGTAATATTGCAAAAAAAGTTATAGACTATGGTGCAAGTTTACTTAGAAAACCTAAAAAAACTGCACCCTTAACAAAAAAACAAGATGTTTATAAACAAGGTATGGCTAAAACTGCAGTAGTTACAGGTGGTCCAATGTTTGCAGCAGGTATGTATGTAGCTTCAGATGGTAAAAAACCTGCTCCTAAAAAAACAGTAGCTAAACCTGTAAAAAATAAAAAAGCAAAAACTGTTAAATTGACTCCTGACCAAATGCCTAAATCTAAACCTGAAAAGAAAATGTACATGAAAGAAAAATATACAGGAAAAGATTCTAATGTAGAATTTAAACCATTATCAGTTGGTGGTAAAGTGGGTGGTATGAAAGTAGGACCTGCAACACCTAATAGACTTTACTAGGAGATAATTATGAAAGCTAAAATTTTACAAAAGTTAGCAAAAACTATAAATAAAAAACCTACAACTAAAACTATGACTAAGGAACAGTTTGAAAAAATAAGAAAATCAAAAAAACAAACAAATGACTTAGCTAAAAAAAATAATATAGAAGTTGGAACAGGTAAATATGGAGTTCTTAGTGATAAATTAAATAAAAGTATAGGAGATAAAAATCTTTCAGAAGCAAATAAAATTATGAAAGATATGAAAGATTTTATTAAAGATGTAAAAGATAAACCTGTTGCAAAAAAAGTAAGAAAAGGTCAGTTTGCTACAATGGGGGAAGCAAGACAGGCAGCTTTAGATGCAGGAAAGAAAACTTTTAATTTTGGTGGTAAAAAAAATATACCTGTAACAAGACAAGTTAAAGCTAAAAAGAAAGACTTATCTGATTTAACAAAAGGTATGACTGCAGATGAAAAGAAAACCTTTAAAGGTAAAAGAGCTAATGAATTAAAAAAATTAAAAATGTCACAATTAAAAGAAATGATGTCAGATAAGTATGGTGGAGGTACATCATTAGGTGGAGTAAGAGTACAAAAACTTACCCCTGAAGGAGAAAAGCTTTTAAAAGAAAATAAACTTAGCACTATTATTAATGCACAAAAGTTTATTAAGTTTAAAACAAAAGGTGGTAAAGAAAAAACTGTACCAAGTAATAAATATATTGTAGAAGGTATAGGTAGTAGAGATGCACCTCTTGTTCCTAAAGGAGCAGTTCCTAAAACTAAAGAAGATAAAAAAGCATTTAGAGAATACTTTGAAAATGAAATGGATGATAGTCAAAGACTAGAATATATTTTACAAAGATTTGAACCTCAATATACATCTTCACAGTTAGCAGATATACTTGGTATTACTGCAAGAGATTTAACTGCAACTATAAAAGGTGGAAAAGGTAAATACAAACAGTATGGTATAGGTGATGCAGAACTTAAAGCTTTACAAGATAGATTTCAAGTTAGAAGTATTAGTAAAGATATGAAAACTGGTGGCATGGTTAAATATAAATCAGGCACAGGTAAAAAAACTGTTGGTTCTTATAAAGCAGGAACTAAAAAAAGCACTGTAGGTAAAGTAAGAGACTATGTAAAGAAAAGTCCTATTAAATCAGCTATGGGAGCTTTAGGAGCATATGAAGTTTATGATGTAGGTAAGTATGCTATGGATACATTAGGACCTATTATGGGATTTAAAAGTGGAACTAAGGGCAAAACTATTAGAGGTTGTGGTAAAGCAATGCGTGGTTTTGGTAAAGCAATGACAGGGAGAAAAAAATAATGGCAGATGTTGTTAAAAAAACTACTAAGACTTTAACATTAAAAAATCCTTCATCTAGTAGTCTTACTAAAATTATTAAAGATAAATTAGATATTGATGTAAATAATTTAAAAGGTTCTGATATACCTAAATTATTTAAAAAAGGTTTAAAGTTTAAAGGTTTATTAGGTAAAAAAGTTGTTGATAGTATTGGTAACTATTTTAAAAAGAATCCTAATAGTAAAAAACAATATGAAAAGTTTTTACCTGATAGTTTAAAAAAGAATATTAAAAAAGATAAAAAGATTGTTAAAACTCCTACTAAGGTTACTCCTAAGAAAATTAAAAAGATTGACATTGCTAACATAATGAAAAATCCTAGAACAGGTAGAGGACAAAACTTACCAACTAGAACTACAGATAAAAATAAAAACACAGGTTCTAATATTACTAAAAGAGTTATTGAGGGTGAAGTTTTACAAGGTGTTAAAAAACCTAAAAATGTTGGTAATGTAAGACAACAAACAATAGATGGAAAGTTTCAAAACATAACTCCTAAAACTAATAGAATAGGTAGTGGTCAAAATAAAATAAATACTCAAGGTTTAAAGAGAAGACAATTTTTAGCAACTGATATACCAAAATTTAAATCAAAAGAAGCTATTCCTGAAGAAATTAAAAAAGATAAACTACCTAAAGATAAATTTACTCCTAAAAAAATTAAACCACCGAAAGATTTTACTCCTAAAATAAAGAAGCCTGACTCACCTAAAGTAAAAAAGAAAGAGTTACCTAAAATTAAATCTAATGATTATACAGGAAGGTTTATAGATAAAGAAGGTAATGTTGCTTATGATAGCTTTTCAGATTTTATAGCACATATGGCAGGTAAACCTAAGAAAAGAAAGATGCCTAAAAAAACTGCAAGAATATTTGGTGGTACAGGTGATAAATTAAAAAGAAAAGAAGCAGATACTAAAGGTGCAGGTAAAGGTGTAAAGTTTCAGGCATTTCAATCAGGCACTAAGAATAAGACTATAGGTCTTAAAAATTTACCACCAAAAGCAGAAAATCCGGGTATACATAAATTACCTGCAAAAGTTAAAATGAATATGGGATTTAAACCTATGTTTGGTGGTGGTCTTATTGCAAGTTTTTATGATAAACCTGCAAAGACTGAAAAGTACAAAGGTAATACAACTTCTGCAAGACAGGTAAAGGGTTATGGAAAAGCAAAAAAGAAAGCTTAAAAAAGTTATTAAAGGATTAAGTAAAGCATCTAAGACTCATGCTAAACAAGCTAAAACTTTAAAGAGTATATTACGTAATGGCAAAAAGAAAAGACCCTAAAGTTGGTACAGGTAAAAAACCAAAAGGTTCAGGCAGACGTTTATACACAGATGAGAACCCTAAAGACACAGTTAGCATCAAGTTTGCCACACCTGCAGATGCAAGAGCCACAGTTACAAAAGTTAAAAAAATCAATAAACCATATGCGAGAAAGATACAAATCCTTACAGTTGGTGAGCAAAGAGCTAAAGTAATGAAAAAGACTGAAGTTGTTAGTATATTTAAAAAGGCAAAAGAAAGTTTAAAAAAAGCAAATGAACGAAAAAAAAATAAAAAGGTGTGATACTTGTGAGTGTTATGACTGTGATTGTGAAGAATGTACATGTGAGTGTCATATAGAGGAAAAGAATGAGGAGGTACAAGGAGTACCTGTATAAATAAATGATAGAGTTTGTGTTAGTGTTTATGATGGGAATAAGAGTAGTAGACCAAACACAAACCTTCCAAGATATAGATAGATGTTTATATTTTGCAGAAAGATTACATAAACAACCACCTATACCACAAGAAGAAGGAACTCCATTACGTATAACTGCATATTGTAAACCTATAAGGAAAAAGTAATGTTAGCAGAACTAGCCGCAGCTAATGCTGCTTTCGGAATTATAAAAGATTTTATTTCTAATGGTAAAGAACTTTCAGGTTGTATGAAACAAATATCTGACTTTGTATTTGCAAAAGAAGAAATAGAAAGGAATCTTAAAAAGAAAAAATCTAAAGGTATAGGTGGTGCAGATTTAGATGAATTTATGGCTCTTGAGCAAATAAAAGAAAAAGAAGAAGAGCTAAAAAAAATAATGATTTATTTAGGCAGACCTGGACTTTGGCAAGATTGGCAAAGATTTCAAGTAGAAGCAAGAAAAGCTAGACGTTACGAAGAAAAAATGGCAGAAAAACGTAAGCAAGAATTATTAGAATATATAGGATATGGAATAGGATTTATAATACTAATATTTTTTGCAGGTGTGTTAGCATGGTTTGCAGGTAAATGGACAGGAAAGTTTTAACACCTTGTATAGGTGTATGTAAATTAAAAGATAATATTTGTATAGGTTGTAAAAGAACAATAGAAGAGATTAAAAAAGCATATGACAAAGTAAAGGAGTTACAATGGCAATCGCTAAAAAGAAAAAATCAAGTTCACCTAAACCAAAAAATCCTGCATTATACTCAAGAGTAAAATCAGAAGCAAAGAAAAAATTTAAGGTATACCCATCAGCATATGCAAATGCATGGCTTGTACGTACCTATAAAAAACGTGGTGGAACTTACGCATAATGGCTAAACCTAAAAACAGTGGCTTAACTAAATGGTTTAAAGAAGATTGGCGAGATGTTAAGACAGGTAAAAAATGTGGAAGGTCAGGTAAAGAAAAAAAGTCTAGACCTTATCCTGCTTGTAGACCTGCTAAAGTAGCTAGTCGTATTAGTAAAGCTGAAGCAAAGAAAAAGACAGGACCTAAAATGGTTAAGTGGTCTGTAACTGCATCAGGTAGAAAAAGAAAAACAACTAAACCTAGAAAGAGGATAGCATGAGTAAATATCCCGGAGTAAAAAGGTTACCATCAGGAGGAATAGAATATCGTGGCAAAAAATTTGCAGGATTTAATAAACCTAAAAGGTCTGATAGACCAGGCAAAAAAGGCATGGTCTTGGCTAAAGAAGGTGATAAAATTAAACTTATACATTATGGTGACTCTTCAATGGGTCACAATTATTCTAAAGAAGCTAGGAAAAGTTTTAAAGCTCGTCATGCAAAAAATATCAGTAAAGGCAAAATGTCTGCAGCTTATTGGGCAAATAAAAAATTATGGGCAGGAAAAGGCAAAAGCAAAAAAGCACCTCCTAAGAGTCAAAAGCATGTCAAGGGAATCAGAAGAGCATAAAAGAAAGTGGTATGATTGGCTAAGAGGTAAATAATGGCTATTGGTAGAAGTAATGTTTCACAACAAATTAAAAAACCTAATACTAAAAAACCTAAAATAAATATTAAAGAGTTATTAAAAAAACATAAATCAGGTAAATCTATAGGTTCAACAAATCTTGCAAGATTAAAAGCTAGAGGTTTAGTAAAAAGAACTTCAGGTAAGAATAAAGGTAAAAAAATAGATTTAGGTAATAGAGGTAAAGTATAATGAACAAGTGTCCTGAATGTGGTTTTGAATTATCAGATGGAGACTTTTGTCCAATTTGTAAAGTGAGAAGAAAAAAATGAGTACATCAGGCACATATGATTTTTCTATGGATATAGATGAAGTTATCCAAGAAGCAATGGAAATGATAGGTGGTGAACCTACTCTTGGACATGAACCTAAATCTGCAAGAAGGTCGATTAATTTATTATTATCTGATTGGCAAAATAGAGATATAATGTTATGGACTGCAGAAACTTCTACAGTTACTGTTACTGCAAGTGTAACTACATATGCTTTAGCATCCTCAAGTATAGATGTACTAGAAGCAGTTGTTAATAGAGATGATGCTGATATACAATTAGAACGTATATCTATGCAAGAATTTTTAAAAATTCCAAATAAAAAACAAACAGGCAAACCTATTCAATATGCAGTCAGACATGAAAGAGATAGACCTGAAATATATGTCTGGCCGCTTCCTGAAAATTCTACAGATAAAATTAAATTAGAACTAATTAGATACATGCAAGATGTTAATAAGTCTGCAGTACAAACACCTGATATATCAAGACGATTTTTACCATGTTTAACTGCAGGTGTTGCGTATTATATGTCTATGAAAAGACCAAATGTAGACATGAATAGAATTGCAATGATTAAAACAGAATATGAAGAAAGACTTGCAAGAGCTTTAACTGAAGACAGAGAAAGAGTAAGTTTATTAATTAAACCAAAGATTAGTATATAATGGCAAAAAGTAGAAATGTATTTGGTCTATGTGATATTTGTGGTTTTAGATATAGATTAAATCAATTAAAAAAAACTAGTTATGGTGCAATGGTATGTCCTACAGACTATGATGGAGCATACGATTTAAAGAATCATCCTCAAAATAAATCACCTAATGTTAAGAAAGAATTATTTATAAAGGATGCAAGACCTGACCCTAGAACAGATATACAATCTAATTGGGAATCAGTAGAAGAAAATTGGGAAAACAAAGATAAGTATTGGAATCTAATATGAGTGATTTTACAGGACAAAAAATTGCAAACACCTATAAGCAATTACTTCAAGTTAATACAAGTAATTCTGATTTAACAAGTACGTTAATATCTATAGAAACAGGAGCAGGGAATACAACTCCTTTACAACTTGCAACAGATAAAGTTAATATTAATGGAACATTTCAAATAGGTGGTGTAGCTTTAACTGCAAATGTAACTGCCTTAAATAATATTGCAGATTTATCAAGTCTTACAGGTGTTGTTGTAGGTAACTCAGGAACTCTTTCAGGAAGAACTATTATAGGAACTAGTCCTATAACTGTAGGTAATGGTAATGGTACAGCAGGTAATCCTACTATAAGTCTTGCAACTACAGGTGTAACATCTGCAACTTATGGACCTTTAGGTAAATTTAATGTAGATACTTTTGGTAGAGTCATAAGTGTAAGTATTGCAACTACAGTATCTGCTAATGCATTTGTAGGTGGTACAGTATCTGCTTCTTCTCTTACAGTAGAAAATGATACTTCTATTGGTGGTGATGTAGTTATTGCAGGCACAACTAATATGAAAGCAGTTAGTGCAACTGATGCAACACTTAATAATTTAACATTAAATTCTGATTTAAATGTAGGAACAGTAAGTGCAACTACAGTTAATACAAGTATATTAAGAGCAGCTACAGCGAGTATTACTGATTTAACTGCAGGAACACTTAGTTTTACTAATGCATCTGTTGCAAGTTTTAATGCAACTAATTTATTTGCAGTAAGTGCAAATGCAACAAGATTGTTTCAAGCAGGTGTAACTGTTGGAACTGAAACACAAATAGCTGCAGTAAGTGCTTTAACTAAGACTAATCTAGATGCAGTAACATCTATTAACACAGTAATAACTTCTATTAATAATGCAACAACATCTATAAATTCAGCTATAACATCTGTTAATAGTTTGGCAGTTGCAGTAAGTGCATTAACTAAAACTAATTTAGATGCTGTTACAAGCATTAATACAGTTGTTGCAAATGTTAGTGCCTTAACAAAAACTAATCTAGATGCTATTACAAGCATTAATACAGTTACAACAAGTATTAATGGAGCTACAACAAGTATTAATGGTGTAATGACATCTGTTAATAATTTAGCAGTTGCAGTTAGTGCATTAACTAAAACAAATCTTGATGCAATAACAAGTATTAATACAGTTACAACAAGTATTAATTCAGCTACAA